GTTTGAGGACCGCTCCGCCCTTCGCGTGGTTGGCTCTGGCGATACGCTCAGACAGGTCGGCAACGCGCTTAAGATTCGCGGGCGTCGAGTCAATCGTGCCGCTGATCGCAGATTGCAGGAATTCGCGGTCCTTGTCGGTGAATCCGTTGCCTGCACCGAGGCCGGAAGTCTTGACACCGGCAAGCGTGAGTTTGCCGAGCCCCGACATAAGTTCCTGCGTGCTGGCGGCTTTACCTTGCCCAACGAGGCCGGCAGTCTCAAGCGCTTTTTGCACGGCAAGTCTGGCTTCGGCTCCCGTGCCGGTGATCGCGCCTTTATCCAGCGCATCACGGATCAATTGCGCATTCCTGACGACTTCCGGCGCTTGTTTGGCAAGTCCTACGAGGTCAGTTCCTTCCTTCGCCAAAGTCTCACCAACAACGCCGTTGTACTTGTTCTCAGGGCCGGCGATGCTCACCGTGTTATTGACGTTAGGCGCGCCCACCTTGCTCTTGGTGAGTTCATAGTTCTGATAGGGAGTATTGGCAGCGCCGGTCGGAAGGAACGGCTTGTTAAAATCTTGGATTTGCGCCAGAGGCTTGCCGTCCGGCCCATATCGAGTATCGCCCGGCGAGAGCGTGAATGGTTTCGGCGCTTCGTCAATCCGCGCACCAAGCGGCTTGCCGGTGAATTTGTCGACAAGCTGCCCGTTGATATTGACGCCTTCCGGCCCCTTCATCTCTTGGGCCAACAATTGCGCCCCAATCCCCTGAACCATCGGACTATTCGATTGCAGCGCACGCGCCATCGCAGCTTGCTTGCTGCCGGGAACAGCGGCAGTCGGCGGGAGTCTCGGGCCTTCTTGGTCATCAGGCAGCGGTATGCCAGGATCGGCGGGCGTGCCTTGCAGCGCACGAAGAACACCGCCCATGTCCGCGATGCCTTCGTCGCGCTGTCTCTGCACAAGGGCTAGTTGCTGCTCGTCGTTCTGTTTGTTCATGCGATTGGCACCGAGCGCAGCGCCCAATCCCGACAAGTGTTGAGACCAAGAAGGCGCGACGTAATGACCGGACACCATTTGCCCTTGCGGGATTTCTTCGCCTTGCTTCTGTAGCATGTCAGCGAGTTTCTGATTGCGCAGGAGTTGCTGCTGTTCGGCGGTCATTGCACCGGGAGCGAAAACGGGGAGATTAGCGGCCATGATCGCTCCTAAAGGAAGAAGGGAGCGGCAACCTTGGCTAAGCCAAGAAGCCCGTTAGTCGTGTTTGCGTTCGCTGCGTTGGTCGCATTGGACGCCCCGAGTTGCGCGTTATATCCTGCCTGAGTCGCCCCTAGAAGATCAGCGCCCGCCGTCGTCGCCTGCTGCGGTACAGCAGCAAACTGCGGATTCTGCACCTGAGAGCCAGTCCTTAAAGCATTAATGACGTTAATCGGTTGCATCTGGTTGTACGCCTGCTGCTGGAATCCCGTTTGATTCGCGGATAGTCCGGTGTTGAAACCCTGCACCGTGGCGTTGTTCAACAGGTCGTTATGTCGTTCGCCAAGTAGCGTCTTCGCGTTGTTGTACGCTTCCGACCCTTGCATGATTCCTTGATTAGCCAATTGAGCGTCAGACTGTTGGTTCTCGCGGTCAATCTGCGGACGCAAACGAGCCATCATCGCGTCTTGATAGGACTGACCTGGATTGATGCCAACTTGGGGAAGTTTGGACATATCGACGCCGGGTTTGCTGAGTACGTCGTTGGCGTAGTTCAGCCCTCTACCAGCGGTGTCCATAAGCCCTTGATTAAGGGCATTCGTGGAGTCAAGTATGCCCTGTTGAGCAGGCGTTAGGGATGTCGTAGCCGACCATCCTTCATCGGGATTCTGCGTGTAGAACGCGGAGCGATCCGGCGCTACTGGCATAACCCCTGTCGTGGCAGACCCCGGCGTATAGCCTGCATACGCGTTGTTTTCGTTGCCAGCGTAGTTGCTGTCGTAATGCCCATCGGACGGCGTGTTGTAAGCCGCAAGCGATTGCTGGTAATTGTCCAGCGCAGTCTGATAAGCCTTGTCGTCAAACGTGCTGACGGGGTTGTGCGAATACGTCAGGGAGCCATATGGCGTATATTGATTGACACGATTGGCTGCGGCAGCGGCGCGGGCTGCTTCAAGATTCCCGGCTGCGGTGGCGTTAGCAGCGCCCGTATAGTCAGGGGTAGGAGGCGAGTCACCTTTGCTCATTTTGATTTCCTTTAAGCGATAACCAGCGGCATTCGTTTCTGAACATCCGGTAGATGAGCAAATCGCCTGTAGAGTGCGCCTCGCTTAACCGTGTCTCGTAAGTGAATCCAAACCTTTGAACCAAATTCACTGACTTCTTATTACCCTCGCCAATCGTGGCGGTGATCCGTTTCACCCTGCACTGATTGAACGGATAGTCGAAGATGATCCGTAGATATTCCCTAGCGATATGCCCGTGATCGACAGCAATCGAGGCACCAATATTTGCACCGTTGTAATCGGTATAAGCCACTCCAGCTACCAGCCTTCCACCGAACTCCCAGCCGATTCCAACCGCAGCGCCGAACGATCCTGTGTTTCCTGTTTTCCTGACGACCCATGCAACTACTTCGTCACCGATCACCAGCACTAGACAACCCCCCCGCCTTCCATGAGGTAATCAGTCGCCATCCAGCGGAGTTTGACGTTCTTGCACGCGCCCATCATGTGGGCAGAGATGGAATAACCAAGACCAAAGGCAGTCTGCCAGTCGCGTTTAATGGACAGATCGCCCGCCCATGTCAAAGCGCCGTCCCATACGCCAGCATCCCAAGTTGCGGTAGCACTAGGGGTAAAGGTTGGGAGTCCTGTCGGTGCGGTCGTGTCGAAGTCGGTATTCACACCGAACAGCAAAGCGGGGTTTCCGTCTGTCGAGATGATCGGGCGCAGCATCTTCACCTGTTTAAGCTGCCCGCCCCTGCCGAAGTAGTTGAAACTCTGTTGCGCCTCGAAAGCGATGTTGTTTCCGTCGTCGGCCTGCGTTTCCCAAGCGATAGCGACAAACCCATTTCCACCGAAGTAGATACGATCGCCGTGAAGCTCAAAGCATGTCGTGTTCCAGCCCTTAAATCTCGACCACGCGCCTGAAATTGTGTTCATTACGAGTTGGTAGGAAGTGCCTGAACTCGTCGGAACATTCACCAAAAGCATGTTCTCTGGCGGGTAAAGCGTCGTTTCCCATCCGAAGTTAGACCCGTAAGATGTCGTGTAGTCCGACATGATGTGCTGTATCTTGTCGGTCAGCATTTCCTGCGAATTGACGCGGGATGACATGAGGGACTTGGAAAGGGGAGCGAGACCGTCTTTGCAGATGATCGTCACATCGCCCGCGTACTTCATCATGCACCGTCTACCAATAGGAGCGCCGATGTCATACACCCCTATTAAAGCCCATGTGGACGGGCTAGATGGGTCCGTTCCCTTATAGACTGCCACCTGTCCTTCTGAGGTCACGAAAACGGCGTAATCGTCCATTCCGTAGCCGGCATCAAGCGACCAATCCCCCATCGCCATGATGTAGCCGCCTCTGTTGAACAGGCCAGAGAAGTCAATCGATGTCGCAGCGCCACCGATGGCGAGGACGCCGAGATACCACACCTTTAGCGAACTTTTCTCGCAGAACCACAAACGCTTCGCAAATGCCGCAACGTTAATCAGGCTTGCTGAATCAATCCCTGTAATGTCGTGCGTTCCGTCTCCGTCTTTCCACCAAGCCGAACCTGTATAACCGATGAGCTTGTCTGCGCCGTTGACAGCGATGAGGAAGTTACCACCAGCCGTGCCGAAATTGACATGCTGGAACTTGTCAGAAGTCAGGCTCGATACGACCGCAGCGCTAACCGCACCGGCAGAACTGGAGTCATAGATTTTCGTCCCGACTGCGGAAAACAGTTTGATTGCACCAGACGGCGGGGAGTAGGACATCAGCGAGTTAATCTGCCCCGTCATCCCGGTCGAGAACTGCTTATAGCCGTGTCGCAACATCACATCGAACGGCGTACAGAAGAAGTTATCGAGCGTTACGGCGTCTTTCTCCTTCATCTCCGCTATCGGGTCGCGTGCATTCCAACCAGCGACAGGAGACGAGACAGAAATCGTGCGCGATACCTGCCCGCGATTGATTTTTTTCTGTGCCTGCCTCATTGGATGTTCCAGGAGCCTGACGGGACCATGACGACCGGCTGAATGTCATACGTCGAGCCGCCCATGTTGAGAACCGGCTTGCTTGCATCCCGCGCCATCTTGTTTAGGACTCTACGTTCGTACTTGGAGAAGTCTTCGGCGTAATCCAGCCCCTTGGCGGCTTTCCATCGCCAGATCGTCCCGAGAACGACGATCCGGTCGTCAATCAATGGAGTATCGGCGTCGTTCGTGAAAACATCCGAAGTCCCACCGGCAGACTTGGAAATCCAGTTCTTTGTAATGTACTCAAACGCACAGGAATGACCGGCAGGCGGGACCGGGAACATGTAGAACCCGTCGTCCTTGATCCGGTAGGAATGGAACGGCCCGACCATCTGAATGGCTTGAAGTTGCTGCCATTCCTGCTCAGTCCTCGGCCCGTAGAGAGGACGACGAAGCGTGCGATTCCACGCCGTGCCATTCACCACATGCTCGTAACCGGGGGCGATCGTCGCCATCGATCCTGGCAGGGACGCGGCAACGGTCGTAAAGGTCGCCTCTGTCTGCAAACCCTGCCAGCCGTATCTTTCCTGTAGCTCCTGCCCTTCTTCCTCGGCGATCGATACAATCTGAATAATCTGCTGATCGTTCGACCCCACAGCAGCGTTAGGCGAGAGAATGCCTATCCGCTTACACACCGTTTGAACAATCTGCAAGCAGGATAGGGGCATAGCTTACTCCGTGGTTTTAGCGGGGCGTCCGCGCTTCTTTTGCGCGTCGAGCAGTTCTTGCACCTGCGCCGTGAGCGCGGCAAGTTGCGCTTTCAATGCTTCGTTTTCCTGCACGGCGTTATTCGCAAGTTCTCGCTTTGCGAGCCATTCGCGGGCCTTGTCTCTGAGTTCCCGAGTACCCATGCCGGCACGTTGAATAGCTTCTTCGGTGAGGTTTGCAACGTCCTCAATCGTGATGATGCGCAAAGAAATGAAGTTTTGAACTTGAGCAGGAGAAAGCAGCGGCCATTCCTTAACGTGCGTTCCAGACACGGGAGCCTCTTGACCTGCTTTCCACATCTCGTATTTCTTGTAGAACTGATCGACCCATTCTTGTGGGTATGCGTCGTGCGTTCCTTCAATGGCATTGCGTCTAATCTTTGCCAACCATTCGTCAGCACTAATCTCAAAGGTGTCTCTAGAACCGGGCTGCGTAATGCATGCCAAATTCACATCTTTTGTTATTCTTCGGCCAGCTTCCTCGCTACGTTTTGCATCCGGTCTTCCAACTTGCTTGAACTCAACTAACGGCGGTCGCGCCTGGGCAATTTCCACTTGTTACTCCTGTAAAGGATTTGACATGCAATGGGCGATGAACGGTAGGAGTCCATCGCCGGCCACAGTGATTAAAACGCCCGCATTGGCTAGTTGCGTGGCGAGTTCTTGAAACTGTTGGGCTTGAACGATCATCCACGGTGCGCACTTGAACTTTCGTCCGTTGACAATCGCTTCCACGACTGCATCTGAATCGTTCTGCTTCTGTTCGTAGGCGTGGTGAGATTCTTCATAGGAAGAGTCGAAGCCATGCAAGTGCATGACCCTGAAACCCTTCATGTAAGCCACCGCCATCGCGGCGAGAGCGACCGTTGTGCCCGAACTAACAAGAATCGCAGGGCGGTCCTTCGGGATGATGTCCTGTATGCCCTCGGTGTTCATGTGCAGCAGGGTCACGTTGACGATGTCGAACAAGGACGGATCGCACTGCGAAGCTAGATAACGCTCTTTCGCCAGCGAGTCCTTAATGAACTTAACGTTGTGCGCTTGAGCATCGATCACGACATGGAAGTCGGGGATGATTCCTCGGTCGTTCAACCACTTCGCGGAACCATTTACCGCCATGACCTTGTTGCCGGAAGCGATTAACTGCTGAATCTCTACGAATGTTTTGTTAATGGAAGGGCCGCCGGAAACGATGACCACATGACCATCGTGCGCCGGTTCCATGTCGAGCCACGGAATGTCTCGCTCGCAATTCCTTCTGATGTTCTCAGCGATCAGGCCGGCAGCGGTATTGCACACCGACTCAAGCTCTGCCGAGCTACCACCGCCGATCTTCCATACGTTTTGCACCCATTCCTGCCCGCAGTTCTCTGGTTTGGGTTGCCCGTGGAAACAAACGACAGCCGTTCCTTTTG